TACAACGCCATGATTTTCCACAAATACATTAGGACTACCTTCTTCAGTCTTTATATTCTGTGGGGCAGCATCACAAGCAATGCCGTCATCAGGATCAGCATCGCCTACACTTACATGAACTGTATTAACAACATCTCCGCTACCTGCTTTACGTGCAATATTAAATGTTGCCATTACAACTCCTAAGCCATTTGAATGCCTGTGGTGCTGGTCATATATTGTTTGGCCATTTCGGGTTCTGTTTTGCACACAAACATTACTGTACTCTTATTTAGCGGCACTTTTGCGTCCTGTGCAATAGTAAATGCAAACGGTGCTAGGCCCATGCCTTGCTGTGTTGCCATTAGTGCAAGAGGTTTGCTAACTGTAATAGTCTTATCGTTTTCTTCAACAAAACGTGCAACAACTTCGTCGCCGCTGGTTGTTTTGATTGTAATTGTATCGTTTGTTTTATATGGTGCTTCGATAATCATTAGTATCCAAATCTTTCTTTTGTTTTTTTAAACTTATTCTGTATATATTCTAAGTGTTCGTTGCTTATCTCTAAGTCTGGGTAATCATATCCGTTATCCGGATCGTTTTTTGCATTAATTTTATTAGTAATTAGCAATGGCTCAAGAAATGGATTCGTACTAGTTGTGCCTAATCTTACGATTTCCATACCATCTGCATATTCATCTCCAATATCGTGTACACAATGTTGAAAGAAAGGATGATCATGCTCCATCATTTTCTTAAAACTTACAAGTGGTACACCATCATATTGTTTTACCAAATTCATATGCACATCAAATGTGTATTCAGTTATTAGTTTTCTATAGCGTAAATTTACAAACTCTTTAGTCCCAAGGAAATCTTCTTGCCAATGTCTCCAATAGTGCCAGTAGCCACTAATAAATCTTTCGATTGGATCGCGAACTAAAATATACATTGGCGGTCTATTTCTTGTACGCTTCCTGTATTCCTTTTCGCTAGTTCTTCCTGCTGATGGATAAACTGAATCATGCTCATACCAAACATAGCCTTTTGGCATTGTCTGTCGCAACATAGTAGTGCCACACTTGTTAAAGAAAAACAGTACTCCGTTATCGTTGTGCAAGAATGCCATTTATTTTATAAAGTATATCCTGTTCCGTTATATCCAGTGTCTTCTAAGTATTTTACAAATTCATCATAGCCGCCAACTGCTTTGCCACCTACTGTGATTTGGGGGAATGTTCTAGCATTTGGAAATACTTCGAAAACTTGTTCCCTAGTAAAGTCTACGTTTAATTGTTTGTAGGTGTACTCGTACTGCCGTGTTTCGCATAGGCTTTTTGCCCTGTTACAAAACACACAATTTTCTTTACCCCATACCTCAATCATAGACTAAAGCCTTTGAATGTATCTGCTTCAACATCTTGCTTTGTGCCGCCTGAAACATAACTTGTAATCTCTGTTTCTTGTGGAGCAACTTGTACATCTGCACCTGAGATCCATTTCTGTGTCCACGGCAGTGGGTTATTCTTTACACTATAAGGCGACTTTAGATTTACGTTAGTCATTCTACGTGTGCAAATCCATTCAATGTACTGTCCTAGTAGTTCAGTATTCAAACCAATCATTGAGCCGTCTTTAAACAAATACTTTGCCCATGCTTTCTCTTGATCAACTGCATCTACAAACATCTGAATACATTCAGCTTCTGTTTCTTTTGCAATCTTAGCATAGTCTGGGTCGTCTGTTTTAAGAATCTTTAGTAGCATTTGTGTACTTGCCAAGTGCAAGTTTTCATCACGAGCAATTAGTTTAATAATTTTAGCATTGCCTTCCATTTTCTTTAGTTCAGCGAATGCCCAACTACACGCAAATGATACATAGAAACGCACACCCTCTAAGATGTTTACACTCATTAGTGTAAGCCACAAGTTTTTCTTTAGTTCATATAAATCAACTGTTTTCTTTTTACCATTGACTGTGTGAGTGCCTTCGCCTAACAAGTTGTACCACATGCTTTGCTCAATCAAGTCGTCATAGTACTTTGAGATATCTCCAGCACAATCTACAATCTCTTCAATGTCCATTAGTTCATCAAAGATTTTACTAGGGTTGCTGTATACGTTGCGAATAATGTGTGTATAACTACGTGAGTGAATTGTTTCACTGAATGTCCATGTCTGGATCCAGTTCTCAATCTCTGGCAAGCTCACAATAGGAGCAAATGCTTCTACTGGTGCTCTACCTTGTACACTATCCAACAGGATCTGACGCTTCAAATTACTTGTAAAGATATGACGCTCGTGGTCAGTAAGTGCTTTAAAGTCCTTGCTGTCTTTGGTTACATCAACTTCTTCTGGTCGCCAAAAGAAACCAAGTTGCTTATCAGTTAGCCCGTCAAAGCTCTTATATTTTAGTGTATCGTAGCGTTGGATAGTCGGACCGCCCGACGGATCCAAAAACGCTAGAACCTTTGTGTGATCAGTTTTATTTGTTGTATCAAAAACGCTCATGTGTGTATCCTTTTTTTAAGTTATAGCATACGTTTTCTAGTTTGTCAACTAGATAACGCAGGTTTCGCAATATTCGTCTTCGACGTCAGCTGATTCAAGTTCTGGTAAAGCTTCTGCACCCATCATTTTGTTGATATCTAATTCGCCTTGACCATCGTGTGTGTTAAAATAATACAGTTGCTTACCACCGTATTTATAAAACATAAGCATGTGTTGTAGCATTGTACTCATTGGAATCTTTTCATCATCATAGAACACTGGATTGTAACTTGTGTTTACACTGATGCCTTGGTCGATGTACTTCTGCAACACTGCCATAATTTTTAAGTAACCTTCTGGAGATTGCTGATCCCACAGTAGGTCGTACTTGTTCTTTAGACGTTTGTACTCAGGTACAACCTGTTTAAGAACACCATGCTTTGATTGCTTCACACTAATTAAACTGCGTGGAGGCTCAATGCCGTTAGTTGCATTTGCAATCTGCGCACTTGTTTCACTTGGCATAAGAGCCATTAGTGTTGAGTTACGGATGCCTGTTGCTTTTAGTTGCTCACGTAGTCCTGCCCAGTCCATACGCTCTACATGCGGAACTAGTTCGTCTACATCTTTCTTGTATGTTTGATTAGGTGTAATGCCGTGTCCGTATTTTGTTTCCATGTTGCCGCTTGGTGCACCTTGCTCTGCTGCTAGGTCTGCACTTGCTTTGATTAGATAGTAACTCCATGCTTCGGCATACTCGTCAATAAGAGCAAGTCCTGTTGCATCTACATCTTGATAGTTCATATCACGCTTTGCTAACCAGTATGCAAAATTGATGATGCCAACGCCTAAAGGACGGCGCTTCTCTGTAGATAACTGCGCTGCTAAGATAGGATAGTTCTGATAGCTCAGTAGTGCATCAAGTCCACGTACTGCTAGACGACACACTTTTTCAAAGTCACTTGGATCTTTGATGTTGCCCCAATTAATAGCACTCAGTGTACATAGGCTAATCTCACCTTCAGGATCATTAAGATCCTTTAGTGGCTTTGTTGGCAAGTCAATTTCTGCACATAAGTTTGACTGACGAATAGGCGCAACCTCAGGAAGAAATGAACCGTGCTCATTAGCATTGTCTACGTTCTGTAGATAAATGCGTCCTGTATTTTTACGCTCTTCCATAAATGAACTAAACAAGTCAATTGCTTTTACTACTTTCTTACGTAGTTTTGTATTACGTTCTGCTGTTTCATACAGTTGTCTAAACAAATCTTGATCAGCAAAGAAGCTATCATATAATCCAGGAACATCACTTGGTGAAAACAATGTAATGTCTCCGCCTTGGATAAGTCTTTCGTAAAATAGTTTGTTGAACTGTACACCATAATCCATATGACGCACACGGTTGTCTTCTGTGCCTTTATTGTTCTTTAGTACTAACAGTTCTTCTGCTTCTAAGTGCCAAATAGGATAGTATATAGTTGCTGCGCCTCCACGTACACCGCCTTGGCTACATGACTTTACTGCTGATTGGAACATCTTATAAAAAGGAATAATGCCTGTATGATATGCATCGCCTTTACGTACAGGTGATCCAATAGCACGTATCTTTCCTCCGCCAATACCAATGCCTGCCTTTTGGCTTACATAGTTGACAATAGATGCACTAGTTGCGTTGATGCTAGCCAGACTATCGTCAGACTCAATAAGAACGCAAGAACTGAACTGACGCTGAGGCGTACGAACGCCGGCCATAACGGGCGTAGGTAAGCTAATATCGTGTAAACTAATAGCGTCATAATATTCTTTGACCCATCTCAGTCTTTCCTCCTTTGGATATGATTGGAATAATGTTGCAGCGATAAGAGCGTAGCACATTTGCGGAGTTTCGAATATTTGTCCGTTTACTCTATTTTGACACAAGTACTTGCCTCTTAGTTGCTCCATTGCTACATAAGTTAAGTTAACGTCTCTGTCGTGTTTAATAAAACAATTAATAGTATTCCATTCTTCGTCACTGTAATACCCTAACAGTTCTGGATCGTAGAAGCCTAGCTCGATATTACGCTCAACAAGTTGCTTTACATGGAATGGTTCGTACTCTCCGTATACTTCTTTACGTAGAGCATAGTTAATAAGCCTGCCGCCTACGTACTGATAGTTTGGAGTATCCTCGTTGATAAGATCTGCTGCTGCTTTGATAAGAGTCTCTTGGATCTCTTTAGTTGTCATACCATTAAAGAATTGTATCTGACTCTTAATTTCTACCTCACTAGGGCTAACACCTGTAATATCTTCACATGCATGAAAAACAACCTTGTGTAGTTTTTCGATATCTAATGGCTCACGACGCCCGTCGCGTTTGGTAACTTGAATCATTTTATCTTTTCCTCTTTGGTTAGGTATTTAATCTAAAGACGGCATTGTATAGCTAGTCTCGAGCGTCATATTGCTTGGTAATTTTGTTCGTGGTACTACATGTTGTAAATCATATCCTATGCACATATCATCCACAAACAGGAGATATTCTGTTGACGATCTATTATTATCTCGTACAATGTTTATCTCGAATTTAGTCCCTATAAAACGCTCACATAACTGTAGAGTGTAAGAAATTGCAAGAATTTTCACAAAGGCACAATAATTATTTTCCTTAATAATTTCCCAAGGAGTAGGCCAATTTTCTTGTGTGTAAGGGTCTGTCTGTATAGAAACAATAGGTGCAGAGGAATAAAAAGACACTACATCTTGTAGAGGATCGTCACTAGTTTCTAATGATTCACGGAATTCACGCCAGAGAAGTAGCCTGTCTTCATATTTTTTATCGAACATCTTAACCTATTGTTTTAACGGAGAACTGAAGCTCTCCAGTGCTTGGTATACTGTTAACTACTTTAACACCAAGTGTCTCGAATGTCAAGTTCGTATTGTCAATATTAAACAATTCTGACGTAAATTGAAGAGATTTATTAAATGCTGCTGGTCCGTTGTAATCATACTCGTTAGTAACATTCGTAGGTTGCCCTACACTATTTGGATCAATAAGCACTAACAATGTACCTACTTGTACAATACTCTCAAATGGGTTTGTGTACATATAATCAATTTGTACACGCTTTGGTCTATTGGATGGAATCTGTAGGATAACTGTAGGTGTACCGCTCGGAGCAAGACTAACACGATCGTGTCCGAACTGTGTCTCATGACGTCCTTCTATCTCAGGAATATACGGTGTATTGAAATATGTGCCTTCTAGTGCATATTCTCTTGTTCTTGAGAAGAAATCGTCTATGCTTCTATTTCCTTTAGTAGAGTCACCAATCTTAATCATTGCAGTCATAGGTGCAAGTTTATTTACATTAGGTCCAGCTCCGTCTAACGGATAGCCTACTGCTAGGAAATTGTTGTGTGACGATCTGTTGTCGTTGCCTCTTTCGTAAAACACACCTTCGTGTGCAATCATATCAAATTCATTGTGTATGATAGTATTATAAGATGGACCAACAGTTTGTCCTGGGCTACCAAAGATAGCAAGAGGACCAATGTCAATATTAAATCCCCAGCCAAATGCTACACCAATATAGTTTTCATAAAAAGAGCATCCGTCAATTGAATTACTATTTACGTTAAAGTCTGAGTACATACCAAACGATACATTTTCAAATCTAATGTTTGTAAATTTATTATTGTGTGAAGTAACAGTGGCGTTGCTGTGCATTCTAATACCGCAGTTATTATTATCATATGCATCACCGTGTGCCCATGTGCCGGTTATTTTTAGATTATTAAACTCACAATCGCGAGATGCATATAAATCAATAGCAGTATCACTTGTACATTGAATTGCTAGATTTGATAGCGATACATTGTTACTTTGATTTGCTTCAGTTGTGTTTTCATCAAAAGTTACTGGTGCTCCTATAGCACTTTGTCTACTTACTGTTTTAAACACAGGGCCTGCTGTTGATTTTCTAATTACTGTATTTTCAACTCCATCGCCAATAATAGCTACATAAGGAGGAAGTGTAATTGTATTAGATACAACATAATCTCCTGCAGGTATTTTAATCGTTGTTCGTGCTGTAAGATCTAGTAATGATGCAGAATTAAGAAAGATTTGATCAATAGCACGTTGTAATTTATCGCCCTGATCAGTGCCATCCCCTAGGCATCCAAAAGACTTTACTGTAACGAA